TCGTGCCCGATCTCTTTCGTAAGCATCGCGGTAGCCCTCCGCAATCCTCTTATTTTATAGCCCTCCCAGGCCTTTAAAAGATAGGGGTTCGGTTTCTGCCCTTTTATGGATTTACGGTATCCGTATGGCGTCTTGAGCGCCTTATATTTTTTCGGCACGATTTTTTTCTTTTTGGCTCCGTAAAGCCCCGTACCGCCGTGTACGAACTTAGCATATTTCACCCCTGCAGTATTGCCTATCGTTACGCTTCTTGCATCCACTCTTACGACCATGATATCTCGCTTTAGCCTGCCCGTTTTAATAGGCGCGGTATGCTCTTTAGCTACGTTTACGGTCTCTGCACCCACGCGATAGAGAAATTTTTCTAAAATTTTATTTAAATTTTTCATTTAGCCGAATGCTCCTTTATATATTTAAGCGCGTCAATAAATGAGCCCTTAAAACTCTCTTTAAATTTATTATGAATGAGTACCCTGAAGTTGCAAACTTCCCTCATCATCTCATCGTTGCGCGCCGTTTTTATTACTTCGTCCGAGATAGATATATCGAAAAAGCCCATAATCAGGCCCTCTTTAACGCAAAGCGCGGCAAAGGGATATCTATCCGCGAGCTTTTTATCGTGATCCGCTGCTACCCAAAGGTCATAATCCTTTTGATATACGCCCCATTCGGGCTCATCGATATAAAGAATAAAATCTCTCATTTGTGCCACCACCTTTTAATGATCTCCTGCTTCGATGTTACGCTTTTTTCCTTAAAATACGCGAGTGCGCCTTTAGCGGGTTTAAAAGCCGTCACTATTCTGTCGCCGTCAAATACCATAAAATAGCCGTTGCTGCTTATAGCGTTGCTTAATTTTTCCTCGCCCTTTTGAGGGGCTATGGCGGTTATCGAATTGAGCGCTTTTATTATATCGCTTTTTAATTCGTCGTTTCGTTCTAATCTCTCTTTTAACCCGTGCCCGCCGTTCGCCGCCTTAGCGTCTAGGATACGCTCAACTCCGGTTTTATCGATATGGCGGATAAGTTCGTCCTCCCATAGCGGCTGTGTGTTTCGCATCATCACTCCGCCTTCCTCCTCTTCATCGATCCACACCGGCACGGCCTCGGTACGGCAACGAAAATGATATGGAGGCAGACCGAAGTTTTTAGGCAGGTTCTTGCCGAAAAAGGCCTGATCTCGCCAAGCGGCAGCGGCTTTTTTGTCGGCTAAGCTATGGGCGTTTAAAATTTTATCCGCCTGCGCACTTAGATGCTCGGCGGGTATTATGCGCCCGTGCATCGAGCGGCAAATTTGAGAGGTTTTTGCGTCCATTATCGCTAAAATTTTATAGTATTCTACCCCGTATTTTTGCCCCTGCGTGATCGTCGCGACATTTTGCGCCTGAAGTGCGATATGATCGGCTACTCCTTTAAAATAGCTCTCATCTGCGTTTATAATAGAGCCGAACTCCTCTTTCAGTGCGGAGCCCACCTCCTCGTTTGCAATCTCTGCTTTAAAAACCCGCTCGATAATATCTTTTAGCCTATTCTGCAGCCTTTCGTTGTATTCTTTGCCCATCCAATAAAAGCCCTTGCGCATAGCCTCGATCGCTTCGGCATCGACGGTGTCAAAGCTAAATTTAACGGCTTCTTTAATGTGCCCCACAGCCGCTACGGCAAGCTTTTTGCTCACCTTTTGCGCAAGGATGATATAGATGCTCTCTAAATCCTGCGGGCTAACCTCGATATTTGCACTTGCAGCCTTATCTAAGAGTAGCTTTTTTAACGTAGATGCGTCCGTTTCTTGCGTGCTAAGAGCTACGATTTCATCTAAGATCTGCTCCAGCCTCTGTCTTTGCATCTGTGAGTAGTTTTGTAGTAGGGCTTCTACCTCGCCCTTTGTTTTTAAAATTTTAAATCTTATTAAGGATCTAGCTAAATTTCTCATTTTTTACCTTTTAATTTTTCCAAACTGGGCGGATTTTGAACTTTTTATGCCTTTTTATCTATCTCATCGATATACTCTACATAATCCGCCAAGCTTTTATCCTTGAGCGGCTTTTCTTCCGTGATCCAGGTATAACCGCATTTTTCGCAGCGGCGCATACGGATATTTTTTAGCCCCTTTACGGTTTTTAACACGGCGGTTTTTTCGTGCGCGCACTTCGGACAAAACACTATCTGCTCTCCCTCATTTTCCTCAAAGCGGCTAAAACGCGTGAGGCTTGTCTTTTGCTTATTTTTGAGACATCGGCGCAAGGCTGCTTAATAATGCGCTTTATAAAAGCTAACAGCGCAGTTTCACTTACGTTTGCCGCTACGTTTTGCCACGCATTTCTTATAGCAAATACCTGCGGAGCGGTCGCAGCGTCTATAAATCTATGAGGAGCGGCCTTGCCGTCCATTACCGCTAGCACGTTTACGAGCTCTTTTATGTTTAGCTCGGCGCAGCTACCCACACCCCAGCTTTGCAAAAATACATCCCATGCCCCCTCTTGCGCAGCGTGCTTATAAAACGGGTGCAGATGGATCATCGCAAGAAGTTTTTTGCGGTAGATCTCTTGGGATTTGGTCATGATTTCGCTCCTGCGGTTTAAAGATGCTGCGATTGTAGCAAAAACGGGCGGAATTTTTAACAGGGGCGATCTCTCGCCCCGATGAAGTTATTTTATGCTTTGGCGGGCTGTAGCCCCTCGGCTTTCGCTCGAGCCATATCGTCGCTTGCGCTGTCGCAGGATCTGCTTAAAAGATAGAGCGCTTCTTTTAGCCCGCTCGGGCTTTCGTAATTCTCGCACACTAAGCCTAGCCCCTGCATTAGGATGCCTAGGCATAAAAGCATATCCCTTGCTCTATCCGCCGCATCGATATAGGCAATACTTACCTCCCTCATAGCGCGCCTCCGAAAAGTCCGTATTCGCTGCGACGAGCCCTGCGTAGATTTCTCGCTACAGTGCTTAGGTTGCGCCCTAAAGCCTGCGCTATCCGGGCGTTCGTAAGCCCCTGAGCCTTTAACTTTTGCGCGCGCTGCAACTCCGAGGGGCTAAATTTACGCCCCGTGCCGACTAAAACGGGTGCGTTAAGGGGCGTATCGCTTACGCGCGCGGAGCGTAAAAGCTCGTTTTCGCGCTCAAGTGCGGCGGTGTATTTGCGGCTAGCTTCGATCAGCTCGCCTGCAAGGGCAGAGTTTTTGGCTTGAAGCTTATCTATCTTTTCGTTTAGAGAGCCCATATTGTTGATAAGCGCGTCAAGATGAGAGTCACCGCGCCTCATCATCGCTTCCATCTTATTAAAGGCGGCGATAAACTCTATTTTCCATCGATAGGCTCGCTCACCGGTAAAGCCCATAACGAGCAAAGAAAAACCGTCGCGGGTTATTTTATACATTGGACGAAATTCGCCTTTTTGGTCTTGATATTTAACGAGCGAAAAATTCCGTTCGTTAAAATCATCAGTTGGAAATTCGGATATTTTCGCTATAATATCGGCATGGCGTTTCTCAAAAACTGCTGCAACACTTAATGAAGTGGTGAATATCCCATTATCCATCACTTCAAACTCTACGCTTTGGTCGTTAATGACTACTAAATTTTTCATCTTTTACTCCTTTGGCAAAATTTTAAACGATTGAAGTCTTTCGACAAACCTTAGACCATAAGCCACTAAATGACTTTTATGGCGTAATTATATACTAAAAAGGACTTAATGTCAAGTATTTAGGTTTTGTAAAGTAGTTTTAATGCGTAGAATAATACTTTAAAAGACTTTTAAGAGTTTAAAAAGTCTTTTAAATTTTTCTTAAAATCTTCACAAGTCTTGAGCTTTGCTTCCAAGTCTTGAATTTTGAAGTATTGAGAAATGGCAAAACTCATAGGTTCGCTTACGTTTCCGACGGCCGCATTTTTGACGGCGCTCTCGGAATACCCTATCAGCTCTCCCAGCTGCTTATAGGTAAGCCCCAGCCGCTTGCAGGTAGTTTTGATTAGATTATCGCTCATCTTACTATTCTCCGCCCATAACATCCAGAATAGCAACTTCCTTTATTTTGCCGTATTCTTTAACAGTGCGTATCTTCAGCTTCACATTATTGCCTCTTTCTATAGCAGTGGCCAGCTTTATGCGTTGATCTGCGTTTATAAGGTTCGCGCTAACCCATTTTATGCCGTTTACGTCTATTTTAAATTTTCTATCTCCGCTATTTGTCTTTTCGTATCCTAAAATAGTAAATTCTCCGATTTGATCATCCGTTGTCGTCGTGTCGGTTAACTCTTTAAACTCGAATTTTTTTACTTTTTCGTGAGTTATAGGCTCTTCTTCGTCGTTGAATACGGCACTTTCGTCGTCACGAAGCACGGTAGCTACGGTCTTTTTCGGCTCATTAACGGCATTTTGTAATTTTTTATCAGACTTTAGGTCTGCTATGATACGCCTATTTTCGCTTTCAGCGCTTATTTCAGCCAAATTTTCGATATGCGTTAAATACTCACTGTAGGAGTATCCGCCTAAAATCGCTAGCGTTATAAATACGATTACAATCACTTTGTATGGATCACTCATATTTTTTATACTCTCCAATAAAGTTGCAATTAAGTCTTTTAGCTCTATTTGTAGGCTACCACGTTCCAATTTAAACTTTAAAAGTTTAGTCTTGTCTATATTTTCAACATTATAATTTTTTTCCAAAGTGGAAACTATTTTATAAAAATTATTTTGATACGATAAAACTATTTCGGCTATATCGGCATCTATAAGGCCTATGTCAAAATTGTCGAATCTACCACCTTTTAGTTTGATAGTATATGATATTTGCCCTATTTTATCTACGATAACGCTTTCGCCACTTATGAGTTTTTTTTGTAAAGAGCATAAATCGCTTAAAGTATTTATAGAAAAACATGCTTTTTGCATAGTTTTTACTCCTTTTTAAATTTTAGTATTTTACCAAAATTTCGCTTCATAAAACCTTAATCAAAAGCCCTTAGATAGGGCTTTTTGTTAAAGTTTAAAAGCGCGGATTTTTAGACATTTGCGCTTTGCAAATTCTCTATCTTGGTCTCGATGCGGAAGTTGTCTTTCACCGTGCGCTTTAAGCCGAGTTTAACGAGGCTTGCGTCATCAAGCTCGCAGATCGCTTCTTTGTTTATAGTCTCCTCGTAGGATATGCAATCATCAAGCTTATAGCTCTTTAGCGCTTTGATAAGCTTTTCGACCTTTTCTTTGATGCGCGGCAAGCTTACGCTTTTACTGAGCTTATAGCCTATCTTACCGAAGGTGAAATCCTTACTGCGCTTTTCGGCGAACTCCGCCTTATTGCTCTCGCAAAATGCGGTAATTTGAGCTTCGATATATTTCTTTTCGCTATCGAGCTTTTCTACCTTAGCTTTTTGCGCGTCCTTGATCTTGTTGCACTTTAGCGTTATCTCTCCGTTTATATCGGTCAAAGCCACCTCAAGCTCACACACTCGCTTTAGCGCGTTATCGACGTCTGCGAAGTTTTTGATCTCCATAGTTTTTCTCCTAAAATTTTAAATTTTTTGGCTAGTCCGTATTTTATGACGTAGCCGTATCTTAGGCAGATCGGAAGGTTGTTTTTATTCTTCTTTACGATCCGCACCGCATGCCTCTCACTCATCGAAAAGACTAAATTTCAACTCCCTCACGCCGAGCTTTTTTGCAAGCTCTCGCTCGTATGCCATGCCCTTGCTCTCCTTGCTGTACTCGCACGGAAAGAAATAGTAGTAACTGCAAACGCTTAGAAGCTCCTCGCAGTTTTTCATTATTCGCTCGCGCTCCAGCTCGCTATACACCCCCATCCATGCAAGCACGGGCGAGATGGGCTCGTAGCCGTTGGCGCGCACGATGGCGCAGGCTTGCTCGGCAAGCTTGCGGGCATAGTAGTCGCGGTCTCGCTCATGCTTGCACGGGATGCTTGCATACGGCGAGCTTACGAAACAGAGCCTTGCCGTTCGTTTGTCCATTATCTTTTGCTCCTTTGTTTTAAAATTTAAGCTTTAGCGCTTATATAGGCTCTTGCAAAAAGAGCCCGATAAAAGCTACGCCTCTCTTAGATATCTTAAAATTTTCTCAATATAAGGATCTGCCGCCATCGTCTCATCGGCGCAGATGTGAAGCCTACCGAAGCTCGCAATTTCCGCGCAGGGCTTTTTAGAGCCATAACAGAAGCTCACGTAAAACGCCCAACCCTTTACAAGCTGCCCGCCCTTTATTTCGTCGCGACGCACCGAGCGAAGACCTACGCTTACCATATCAGGCACGGTGGCGCTCATCTTTGCGTGTAATTCGCGCAGAGCTGCGGCGCTGTAGTTTTCGGCGCTTAGGTTTATCAAATCCTTTAGCTTCAATTCTTCGTTCCTTTCAGGCTCCAGCCGCTACCGAGCCTTTGAGCTTCGCAGCGCTCAAGCTCTGCGATGGTTTCAAATATCTCCATCCACTTCTTGCGGTTTTTCGGGTGCCTAAGCTTCGCAAGCGCCGTGCGCTCTATCATCGCGACGCGCTCGACGCTGATGCCTAGCATCGCCGCAAGCTCGCGGTAAGCTACATCCGCATCACCCTTTAGCATCCTCACCCGCTCGGCGCATACCTTGTCCGTGCGGTAGCCCTGAATTCTTTGCATTTCACCCTTCCTTTTGCTTCCGCTTATTGCACCTACTTAGTGCGGGCGACATCTTTTTTCTCTTCAAACAGCACACGCTGCTTATGCTCGCCTACCTTGCCAATATTGAAGCTTTCTACCGGGCGCAAGTAGCCCATCACGCGAGTATAGACGATACACTTGGTGCGTTTGGCTTGCAGCTCTTTTGGAAATTTCATACTTCATCCTTTAAATTTGATTTTATAAGACGCCCGCACGGGGCGCCATTTAAAATCAAAGCTGCCT